CCGCCGAGAACGCGCTGTTCGACACGCCGCCGACGTTCACGCCGGAGGCGGAAAAGTTGCGGGACGGCATCGCGCACGTTGACGCTGCATACGGCGGCGAGGACTACACCGCGTTGACGTGCGCCAAGAGGGACGGCGACACGCTGTATTTGTACGGGCGTTTGTGGCGCAAGCACGTTGATACACTGATGGAAGCGCTGCAATCGGAGACGGAGCGCCTAATGTGCGCCCCGATTTACTGTGAAACAAACGGCGACAAGGGATATTTGGCGCGGGAATTGCGCCGCCGCAATATGGCGGTACGCGCATACCCGGAGAAAATGAACAAGTACCTAAAAATCAGCACATACCTCAAAAAGTGGTGGGGGAATATCGTGTTTTTGGAAGGCACAGACAGGGAATATATCGCGCAGATTATGGACTACACCGAGGACGCGGAGCACGATGACGCGCCGGACAGTGCCGCGTGCTGCTGCCGGATTCTCGACAGGAGCGGCGCGAGTTTATATGTTGGGGGGTGATACAGATGTTTACAAAAATCACATGGCAAGACTGGCAGAACGAGCCGGACAAAGCAAAGGCAACGCTGGCGGTTATCGGAGCATATAAACACAGCGAGGACTTTAACAAGGCGGGAATCGCGCAAAGATACTATGAAGCGCAGAACGATACCGTTTCCGCGAAAGTCGTGCTGCGAGCAACCACATCGGAATCGGAGCAAAAAACAGCCGACGGGAAAATAGTCAAGAAGAAGGGGACGGCGACGGAAGCA